CGTATTTATTAATCCTTCTAACGGAACTACGTTACCTCCTCTAGGAGATAATATTTTTAAGAATTACAATTCAATTCAAGATATAATAGATACAATTAATAAATATAAAAATGAAATATAGAAATCTTATAGAAAGTAAATTAGAATCTCTACACAATATTCAAACTACTATAGACTCTCTAACTGCTATTAGTGCTCCTAAGAACGAAATCAAACAGTTGGTTAATAGAGCAAAAGACATTATCTTAGAGATACAGTCACTAATACAAAAAGAAGAATAGTTTATGAGCCACCAACTAACCGCCGAACAGATTCAAGAAAATTGGGATCTTTTTCAAAGTAATATTACTAAGTTTATTTCCGGAGAAAGAGGAGATAGACTTCTCGATATGTACAGAAGAATGGAAGATCATATCGTTTTAGCTCCTGCCGGTATTTCGAAATCTAATCACAATGCAATCCCTGGAGGTTATGTTGACCACGTTAACAGGGTATTAGAAGTTGCTTTAACTCTTGATCCAATCTGGAGTAAATTCGGAGGTCATACTGATCATACGCAAGAGGAGTTAGCTTTTATTTGCATCAACCATGACCTTGGTAAACTAGGTCTCCCAGATACTCCTGGAACTCATCCTAACGATAATGATTGGGAGATAAATAAGTTAGGTAGAGTTTACAAATATAATACGATACTTCCTTTTGCTACAGTTCCAGATAGAAGTCTTTTCATTTTACAATCAGAAGGTATTTCTGTATCCTATAATGAATACCTTGGCATTAAATTACATGATGGATTGTACGATGAAGCTAATAAACCTTACTATATTTCCTACCAACCTGAATCCAGGTTTAGAAACTACTTACCTATCCTAGTACATCACGCAGATATGTTAGCAGCTAGGGTAGAATGGGAAAGTGAATGGTTCGGAGCTTTTTCAGTTGCGAATAAAAAACCTGCAAAACCAGCGCAATCTATAGGTAGTAAACCTGGATTAAAAGCATCACAATCTGCTATGAAACGTCTCGGACAGAATAACCCGGGTATTTTAAACGCTTTAAAAAATCTTTAATATGACAGTTACAACACTTCTGAATATAGCTCTATGGGTCCTTACCGTACTCGGTTATATCATCTACAACCTGTATGCGAAAAACGTAAAACTAGAGAGTATACTTGAGAATCAAAATAACACTATAGCTTCTATACAATCTATTGTTGAGTCATCTGATAAAATGCTATCTGAAATGGATAGAAGAGGTATCTTTAAAAGTGATGATGAGGTAGGTGCATTCTTTAATGCTATGATGGAGGTACAGAAGATACTAAACCAATTTACTAAGCGATGATTCAAACTTCAATAGAGACAGATCTAAAACCAGAATACACAAAAGCAGGGACTTTACGAAAAAGAAAACCCAAGCAATCAATACTCTACTTTACTCAAGAAACAGAGGATGCGATTCTTCAGTACCTAGGTAGCGAAGATTCTATAGAACGAAATAAGATTTTTAACGAAAAGATAAACTACGCATTTCATAAATTAGCTGAAAATATAATTCATACTTTTAAATTCTACTACACGGAGGTTAATACGATAGATGAATTAAAGCATGAAGTTGTAGCAGTCTTACTAGAAAAGCTACACTTATACGATCAAAGTAAAGGTAAAGCATATTCTTACTTCGGGACTATAGCTAAGAGATACCTCATAAATTATAATAAGAGGAACTATAAAAGAAAGAAAGAAAAAGCTCCTTTAGAAGATGTTGATGTTGATAAAACTATCCTAGCTGGAGTTCTGAGTAGTATCGATAGAGAGCAGAATCTAGAGAAAGTAAGTGTACTAGATTTATTTATTCAATATGTTGATGAAAACCTAACCTTACTATTTCCTCGTGAAAGGGATGCTAAAGTCGCAGACGCTATATTAGAACTTTTTAGAAAGAGAGAGAATTTAGATATACTCTCTAAGAAAGCATTATACATATACATTCGAGAAATAACAGATGCACCAACCCCTGTTGTGACAGTTATTATAAAGAAGCTTAAGTCTTTATACAAAGCTTTAAACAATCGTTACTTAGAATACGGACATAGCTCGGATATTTTCTAAGTTTTACTATTTATAGAAAAGAATTATGGATTTTGAACAAGAAATGTTTAAAGGCAAATCCTTTTCTTCGTTGTTAGAAGACATCTATAAGAATAGCAGAAGTAAAGAAAAGCAACTTCGAGAAATGATTCTCCAGTTAAAAGATATGATATCTGAACCAGGAGATGCAGTTCTTATAGTACCGCTAATCCAAAGTTACATGGAAGTAGCAGTTAAGAATGATGAAGCTCTAATAAAGATGGCTAGTATAGTGCAGAAAGCAATGGCTACATCTGCAACTACTAATGAGGAAGGACTTCTTTCAGAGAGGGATAAAGAACTTATTTTTAATGAAATTAAACAGCTAGAAATTAAGTAATGGCTTTTAATGAATTCAATACAAATAAGATAAAGACGGTTGAGCAACAATCACCTCCACCTACTCGTAATAACGGTGTCATCATAGGTAGAGTATTAAGTGTTGAATTAAACGATCCGAAAAATTTAGGGCAAATACAGTATCAAAGCCTATACACACAAACAACTACTAAAGGATTTGCTTTACCGGCAAATCAAAACATAAAACAATATCCTACAAAAGACGAGATTGTTGCAATAATAATCGGGCCGAGTAACGGTCTTAACGAAAGTCCTAACAGGCAAGAAGCTTTTTATTTACCGGCATTTAGTTTATGGAGTAATAGTCATCAAAACAGATTCCCCGACTTATCACAGCTTAATGCTGAAGTACTTTCTCAACAATCGCAGGTTGAAACAACTCAACAAGGTATAGAGCGAACACCCGGAACAGTATTCTTAAAAGAATTAGATACCCCTGAAAGATTAGATATAACAACTCTTCAACCTTTCCCTGGCGATATAACAATTGAGAGTAGATGGGGTTCTTCAATGCGACTTGGGAGTACGAATAGAGGAGGATCTAATCCATGGTCAACTGGGAAGGTAGGTAATCTAGGAGATCCAATACTTATAATTTCTAACGGATATGTAAATAACGGAGAAGAGCCTTGGAACACGGTAGTAGAAGATGCAAATACGGACTTAGCTTCAATATGGATGACAAGTACTCAAGAGGTTAGAATTCGAGATATAGAGAAGAATTGTAATATAGGTTCATTTACGGCTAGAGCAAGAACTACTCAAAAGTTATACAGACAAGAGAGACGAAAAGATGATAACCTTTCTGCTTCACAAAAAGATAAACTAGATACTAGCAGATGAGATTTGATAAAGACTTATATGTACCTAAACTGAGATATGCCGGCGCTCAAGTAATACTATCCTCAGATAGAGTTACCATACATTCTGAAGGGGACTGTATCCTTATATTTGGAAATAAAGCAGTAGCTATATCAAGCAAAGGTTATGTAGATATAAACTCAGAAGGTACAACTATTAATGCACCTCAAATCGAGTTAGGACTACAGGCAAAAGATAAAGGAGAGCCAGTAACTAAAGCAACCTCTTTGCTTATATCACTAGGCCAAATATTAAAAAGACTTCAAGATGTAAGTCAGGCTTTAAACAGGTTATCTGAAACAGGTCTCGGGGAAGCTATCCCTGCAATAGTAAAAGCTACAGAAGTGTTGACTTCTACTATAAGCAGTGAATTAGTCAATATGAAGGCAGATGTCCCCTCAAAGACAACCTTTACTAGATAACAAAGAAGTATGGCTGAAACGTTCCCTATAATAATTTCCAATAGTTACACCGCAACAGATTGCGACGCACTTCACGCTTTTCAGTCTAGACTCATAGACGACCCAAATAATCCGGGGCAGAAAATAACTGAAGTGTTCGGGAATATGAATGTATTAGTAGGTAATGAATTAGAGAGACTCTATAAAGCCGGATACAAGCCAGAACCTACTAACGTTATAGTAAAAGTTACCGGTAGCTTTGTAGAATGGAGCGTTGAAATTAAAGAAAGTGCAGACGGAAAATCTTGGCTAGGATTTACAAGTCGAGGAAGCGGGTGCGGTAATACAAGTGTAGCAAAAGCTAAAAGTGCAGCAGATAAAAAAGACCCTGATTCTATAAAAGAGAGCATTCGAAAGAATGTCAAGCCTACTGAAACAGACTTCGAGTTAAAAGAAGTTACTGTAGTCTCCTATATACCTACCCCACCTCAAGAAAGAGATAGATTCGTACAAATATTCTATAAATATACCAGACCGGAGTATGAAAAGCAAAACCCGGTAGTACCTAACACCCCTCCAGTAACCCCTCCACCTACTGTACCACCTCCGCCGATACCGGCCGGTTTTCAGATTAGAGGAAAGGTTGTTGATGAAACCGAAACTCCCCTACAGGGAGCTACTGTATCTTTACTCGATCCAAGTACTAACGCACAACTACCCTACGTAACAGTAACTAATGCAAACGGAGATTACACTTTAAAGTACACCCCTAAAGCAGATATAACTGAATTTACTGTACAAGCAACTACAGTATCAAGAAAACCTGCAACTACTTCTATAAAGATAGTAACTAACACATTTATTACAGAAGGGTATAACGTCCCTACTTTAACCTTGCAGCCGGAAGCCACAACAATAGGAGGAGATTCTGAAATAATCATAAGAATACCTAGAAAGAAACCACCACCTGCACCCCCTCCCCCTCCCCCTCCACCGCCGTCAAATCCACCACCTAAGCCTACGACTGCAAAGGGAGTTGAGAGTATTATAGTTAG